AAAAATGTTTTAGTATTGCCTAAGATTTGCATTACTATTAATGTTTTCATTTGAGCTGCATCATCATATCTAGCTTTATCATCAATCTTTTTTACTATTTTAGTAGCTGCTTTCTCTTTAGCACTAGGTTCCTTTACAGGTTTTTCTGGTTCTTCAGTTTCTTCCTGTTGTACTTCTTCTTGCTCGGTACTATCCTCAACTTCCACAACGGGCTCCTCAGTAGCTTCGCTATCGGGTTCGATTGTTTCTTCTTCTGTTGGTTGTTCATCTATAGTTTCTTCTACTTCTACTGGTATTTCTTTTACCTCTTCTATATTAGGAGGACCTTCTTCTATTTCTGTTTCTGGCATATCCATTTCAGGCTCAGGAATTTCTTCTACTGATACTACCATATCTGGAGGTGGAGGTAAATCCTCTAACTGTAATTCTATTTCTGCTTCTACTGTTTCTATATTAATAGGCATATTCATTTCCATATCAGGAGGTGGTAGCATTTCCATTGGTGGTGGAGGAGGTGCAAACTCTATATTAAAATCCATTTCAAAATCAATCTCCAGCTCTACAGATTCGTATGATATCTCTTCTGTTTCTGGTTCAATAGGAGCAAAGTCTATCATACCATCATCTACAACTATATCATTGAATTCAAATACTTCTTCTACAAATTCTATTTCTGTTGGATCAAATATGTTTAAATAATAAATTTCTTCTAATGTTGTAATATGTTGTGTAATAATTGTATTAATAACATTATAAAATACGTTTACTGTAACATCATCAAAAACAGGTCCAACTGCTAAATTAATATCTCTGCCACCAACTTCAATAGTTACTTTGTTTAAAACACCACTGAAATCGAAAGACCCATTGTATGACTGGTAACCTGATGCAACGCCAGATTCAGACAGTATGTCAGTTCCTGAAAAGATTTGACTATTTCCGTTAAGTCCTGTAATGTGCATGTATATTCTATCTTGAGCATCTTGTTTATCTACCTCTATTGTATATTTAACTTCTCCCCCATTATTTATATTTAAATCAGAAATGTCTACTGTCTGTATAAATGTAGTACCCATTCCAGATACACCCATTGTTGATGTACTATTACCTGATCCAGTAATAGCTGCACATTTATCTGAGCCTAACCCGTAACAATTATTTCCTGTAGGCATACTAGCAGGACCTTGACCACCCCAGTCAATATCCATATCACCTTCTTGACTAGATGATACATAACCATTACTACCATCTAATATATCACCAGAGTTTTCGTTTGTAATAGTTTGTGTAGTTGTTGTGACTGTAGTAGTTGTAGTAGTTACAATTTCTGTGCCTTTGTCTTCTTCAGTAACTTCTACTTGTGTATCTTCTGTTATATTAACACCTGGCTCACAAAGACCTTCGTGATTAGGTAAGCAGGTATCTGCTTTAGAATAAGAGGAGACCAGTAGTAATAAGGAACAAAGTCTTATAAAGTGCAATATGACCTGCATCACTCATCTCTCCTTTTACAGGCTTACTTGCCTGCACATAATCTTTTTTATATTTACTTCCGTCTGGAATATCATCTGGATTATCCATCCAAGAATTTTGCGCTTCTGTACCTATAGCTCCATTATATGGGCATGGAGTTCCTGCGTCAGTCATTGCATCAAATACTCTTGGGTCTTGACATAAAACTGATACCGCTGCAACTTTCATTCCCATTGAGTATAAAGAACGAGATAGTTTTAAACTTTGACAAAGTTCATCATCTACTAATATACCTGTAGCTACACCTAGTACATTATTTTGTACACTTCCGCCAACACCAACTTTACATATATCACTATTAGAATTTATTATAGAGGGGGCGTTTGCCGTAGGAGGAGTTGAGTTTGTCACTACCGTACTCGACACGGTATTTGTTTCAGCTTTTAAATCAAAAACTATAGCTGTGAATGCAATAGTAAACCATACAAAAAATATTACTTTGAAATCTTTCACGATCTAAATTTCCTAGTTTTCTTTGCTATACCTTTAGGTTGTTTTACAAATTGCTTACCAGCAGCTTTGCCTTTTCTTTTAGCAGCTGTAGTTCTTGCATATTCTGAAGACGATAAAGATTTTATAGCAGCTGAAGGTAGATATCTTTCACCTGTTTTGCTAGAGGGTTTGCCAGATTTAGTTCTCCACTTTTGTTTACCCCATTCTTTTAAACTTTTTTGAGACTTAGCAAGAGCCATTACTTATATCCGCCACCTGCTTTTTTATAAGCTTTAGCTAATGCTTGGGCTTTTCTTGCTGACCATTGTCCTGCACCAGTTCCATGAGAAGCTTGTGCTTTAATTCTATTAAATATTTTTTTACGCATTCCAGGTTTAGTATAGTTACCTGCTTTGTTTACAGTTGATTTTTTCTTTGCTACCATTTGCTTTTATCTGCCCAGTATGCAGCAGACATTTTTCCTTTCGCTATATTTTTACCGTGCCTAGCTTTAAAAGATTTTCTTCTCATCTTTTGTTTTCTAGATTCTCCTGCTTTAGGTTTACCTGCAGTTGTAACTCCTTGTTGTCCGTATCTAATTGTTTTAATTTTGTCGCCTTCTTTAGCTACAACAACATGAGATTTTTTAGGATGATTGGGAGTTCTTTTAGGTTTATTATAACCAGATACACCAGCCCTAGCTAATCTAGGATCTTTAGCCATTACATTCCCTCTCTTTTAATCATAATCTTTGCTTTTTGTATTCCATCTTTAGCCATATCCATAGCATCTTTTGCCATCTTACGTTCTCTTTCTAAATCCGTATTCTCATCATCAATAATAACTTTAGCTTCTTCTAATGCTAGTTCATCTTGATGTTTCTTGGCATCTAAAGCTAGTTTTGCTTTACGTAATTCTAAATCTTCTTTTTGAATTTCTACTTGTTCTTCTTGAGGATCTTTCTTTTCGCCTGCCATTATTTTTCTTTTTTCTTCATCTAGTTTTAATAAAGAGTCAGAAGCATTGGCTGTTAATAAAGCTATTTGGTTTTCTAGTTCAGGTGGTAACTGTTGACCAGAACCTACAGCTTGTCTTATCTGTGGGTCTTGAATCATTTGCATTACTTCGCCTTTATATTTCATAGCTAAGTGATCTTGTATATGTGCAGCTAATGTTTGAATCATAGGTAAGTTTTCTTTGTATGCGGGGTTCTGCATCATAGCTGCGTGGGCTACTATATGCGCATCATGGTTTTGATCTTGTCTAGGCGCTAAAGGTGCCCCCTTCATTGAAGCCATGTTCTCGGTTACAGGATCAGCTGATATAGGCTGCATGCTTTTCTTTAAATATCTTTGTGGTTCTTCTATACCCATAGCAGAAAATAATTCCATGCCTATTTGTTCCATGTTATAAGCATTAGGATTTTGTTGAGCTATTTGCATAATCGCGTTTATCTTTGCAATCCTATGTGCTTCTGTTGGCATATTAGGATCTGACACAGGAAGAACATCAATTGATTTTAAATTAAAATCATTTCTAAAAACTTGTTGTGCACCACCTGCGATCTCATACGGGTACAGATCAGGAAGATACTCGAAATCTAATCTCGCTAAGATTCGCAGGTCTTTGGATTGAGCGTTATGCAGACGCTTGTGCACTGCGCTGAACAACTTAGAACTTTGTTCTAACAAAGCCATAGTTGTACCAACAGGTCCATAGTTAGATGCTTGATCTACTATGTTGTCGGTCGAGTCAGCAAACTCTTTCGCAGCATTTACTACATACTGCATTAAATTATATAGGGTACCTGAAGGTTCTTTAAATGGTAAAGGCTGTAGAGACTTGCCTAGGTCACCCGCAGGACTATTTACTTCTCTCCATTCACCAGGAGCAATTGGCTCATCGGGTGCAAGCACTCGAAGTCCATGTGCTTTAAAACCACCAGGCAAATTTGCAAACGTACCAGCATCTATCAATTGTCTCATTGATGAAGTTGCTGTTTTAGTTAAACCTCCAATCAAATGTAAATAACCATAACCATAGAAACCTAAACCAGGAATCATGTAGTAATGTGTAAAATACATTTTCTTTTCTTTCTTCATGTCTTCTACATTCCAGTTTCTTCTAATAGCTAAAACTTTTCCTTCATCTGTCATATGTACAACATAAGGAAGTTTTAAACCATTAGGATCTTCAAATCCTGGTAAGTCTAAGTTAACATGCATTTCTAAAATTTCTACACGGTCTGTATCTCCATAAGGTTTTGTAACACCTAGTATCTCATCTGAAGAAGATTCTGCTGATGTTTCATCTATTTGACTTGAGTCAACATCTATATCTGCAAATGTTCCAGCCATTTGAAATTTTTTAATTTCATTCATAGACATAGAATACTTATGTGTAAAACGTTCTGCATTTTCTAAATCAGATGCATAGTAGTCTACATAAAAATCTTGTGCTTTAATATATTCTGTTCTTGGTCTGCCTAAGTTTACATCCCAATAAGTTTTTTTAAATGCTGAACCATATAATGCTACATAAAATAATAAACGATCTAACTCTGGTCCATATTCTGGCATTTGAATTTGTGTTTGATAATTCATAAAATGACGAACACGATTTGCTTGTTCCATTTTTTGTTGAGTTTGTAAACCAACTATACGAGTACGTACTGGTCCTTCTGTAGGAAATAATTCTTTATAAGCTTTTGCTTGAAACTTTACAACTGCTTGAGCAAGCACAGGGTGAGATGAAGAAGCAGCTCCTGGAAAAGGCTCATCACTATCTTCTGCTTTAAATCCTAATAGATCTACACCTTCTTCAGCGATAGAATCATATTCGTCTCTAGATTGTTTATCTCTGTCAAATGAATCTTGTAATTCACTAGCTATTGATACTAAATCATTATCGTCTATAAAATCTGCAAGGTTAGCATCATGCTGCATTGCATCGGGAGTCATTTCTGTTTCGTCAAACAAGCCCATAGCTTCTGCTTCTTCTAAGATAGCATTGTCTTGTAACGTAACTTCAGCTCCACCATCAGGTGTAGCCATTACATCAATATTTTTTTCGGGTTGTTCTGTTTCGTCAAAGAGAGATAGATTTTCTCCCTCTGGAACTTCAATTTGTTTTTCTATTGCCATTTATCAATCCTTAATAATAACGTCTGCGTTTCTTATTATACACGTCTGACTCGTCTAAGTCAAGCCATGAATTATCACTATGCTCTAGATATCCACCATTACGAACATATAAGACTGCTTGTGTAACAGAGTCTACAATATCGTCATGGGGTCCTGATGGAAACTGTCTACATTCTTCAATTGTTTCTTTTGCCCATAATTTATCTAGTGGTGCATATATTCTACTGTTGTGGAATAGAGAACTAATAGCATATGCTCTAGATACTTTGTCTCTATCTGGTTGGTATTCTTGAATTGGTAGTCCTGCTAGTCTTAAATCTTGAATTAAAGATTGACCTGAAGCTTTTTTCTCAATTACTATAGAATCTGGTCTATGTTTCATAAATTTGTCTACAGCTTTTTGTCTAAGTGTAGGAAAATCCCATCTACCTTTGTCCATTCCTAACAATACCATGTTAGCAAGACTTAATTCGTCTTGTTTAAATATTCCCCACGTAGTAACTACAGAATAATCAGCAGTTGTTCTAGTAGAAAACGCTGTATCCCAGGATTGTATTACAAAATCACACTCTGGTGGGTCTTCACTGCTCCAATCTTGCCAATAATCTACTTGAATTATGCCCCCTGTCTCTGATGAAGGGTTTTGTAAGTACAATGCGTCAAATTTAAACGCAGGTGTGTTGTTTTTTGTACGTATTATGTCTTCTGTTGACCAGCAAAAACCATTTTCGCGATCAGGTTCTTCCCAAAACGACTTACCTAGCTCTGGTAAAGGGTAAGTTTCTGTTAAATATCCTTGATCTATTAAATCTACCCTAGCATCTTGCAGTCTTTCTGCAGATTCGGTTGTATTTAAAGCAGGTATTCTAATAACAGACCACTTATCGGCTAATGGTGAAGCTTCTTGTTGCTTTAACAAGTGCCCCGCCAAGTCATTTTCGTGCCATCTTGTCATAACTAGTACAACTTTTCCACCTGGCATTAATCTTGTACGTAAACCAGAGGAGTACCACTCGTTTAATTGTTCTCTTCTAGTCTTTGAAAACGCATCTTGCTCTGATATAGGGTCATCAATGATAGCTAAGTGCGCACCAAAACCTGCAATACCTGATCCAGAACCAGCAGCTAAGAAACTTCCAGCTTGTTTGCCCCCTTCTTCTAGTGCCCAAGAGTTTGCAGCACGATTATCTTTTCTAATTTTTACTTTTGGAAATATTGTGTTGTATGCAGTCGTGTTTATAATATCACGAATAGCTCTACCAAACTTAGTTGCTAGGTCATCTGAGTGAGATACTGCTATCTCTTGCCAGTAAGGATTACGACCTAGCGCCCAAGCGGGGAAATATGTTGAAGTGATTAAAGACTTAGAAGAACGCGGAGAAACAAAGACCATGAGGCGATCGGTTTCTCCTTGTTCTAATCGCATTAACTCATCACACAATAAACGGTGATGCGGTCCTACATTAAAACTAGGATTCATTAGCATAACAAATGCTAATAGATCTTCGCGGGCTTGTTTAACAGCTAACCTTGTAGCTGCGTCTCTATCTTCTGATGTATGCAACGCCACCCCACAAGACTATCTGT